GCAACGAACTCGGCTGGCTGTGGCTGCTGGAAGACCACCGGGCCGACGGTGAGCGAGGCTGGCCCGAGGACGAGGTGACGACGCACCCGCCGGTATGCGCCCCGTGCGCGGCCGTAGCGGCTCGCCTGTGCCCGCACCTGCGCGACAACGTCGTGGCGGTACGCGCAGGCCGGGTCATTCTCGACGGCGTCTATGGCCAGATGTACCTGCCCGGCCCTCCCCCGATTCCCGGCGCGCGGGACGTGGCTCTCTTCAGCTCCGCGCGCGCCCGGTGGATGGTCGGCTCCCAGCTCGCCGCGTCCCTGGTGGACGTGACGCTGGTCGACATGCCCGAACTCCGTGACAGCTCAAGCCCCCTGGAGGCCTCGTGTACACCCTGATCGCGAGCCCGTTCCTAGAACAGCACTTGCTCCTGCGGCCCGGCCACAAAGACGGCCTTCTCCTGCCCGAAGCGAACTATGAGGAGCTGCGGGCCCACGACCCTGCCCAGCCCGCACCCGCGTGGCTGGCCCACGCCGTCCGCGACCAGTGGGGCATGGACACGGCCGGGCGGCCGGCGGGTGACTTCCTGCTCGTCCGGCAGCCGTCCCCCTGGGGCTACTCGAAAGCGAGCTGGGAGGTCAACCTCGGCTGTAACTACGCCTGCAAACACTGCTATCTCGGGCTCAAGGTGAACAGCGGCATGCCGCTGGCGGACAAGCTGCGCTGCCTGGAAACCATGGCCGGGGCCGGGGTGCTGTGGCTTCAGATCACGGGCGGTGAGCCAGTCGTCGACAAGGACTTCATGCGCTCGTACCGGCACGCGTTCGAGCTCGGCATGATGCTCACGGTCTCCACCAACGGCTCACTGCTGTGGCGCGAGAACCTGCTGCGCCTCTTCGAGGAGTGCCCGCCGTACCGCGTCACGGTCTCCATGTACGGCGCGACGAAGGCCAGTTATGACGAGCTGACGCAGCGCGCAGGCGCCTGGGACCTGTTCGTCCAGGGCATGAACGCCGCCCGGCGGGCCCGGCTGCCGCTGCGCATGAGCGTCATCGTCACCGAGGACAACGCCCACGAAGAACAGGCGATGATCGACCTCTGCGACCGGTGGGGTGTGGAGCGCGAGGTCTACACGAACATGACCCCCACCATCTACGGGGGCGGGGAAGTCCTCACCGCGCAGTCCAAGGAACACCTGCGGATGCGGAAGCAGTTCACGGGCTGCAACGCCGGACACACCTTCTTCCACATGGACCCGCACGGCCTGGTGTCCATCTGCAAAATCGGCCGCGACGACCAGATCAGCCTCCCCCAAGAGGGAATCGAGGGCCTCGCCCGACTGGGCGCGATCGCGGACCGCCTGATGCTTCGCACCGGAGGCTGCTCAGGCTGCACGCTCTCCGGTTCCTGCACCGTATGCAGGCCCCTGGCCAAGCACTACCAGGAGGCGAAAGCCCCGCTGGCGAGCTACTGCCAGCACGGACAGAAGAAAGCAGGGTGAACATGACCGCTGTAGCAGTCGAGATCTCCCCCAGGCGCCCGCTCCCGGACGACGGGCCCACCCAGGGCGAAGGCCTGCCGTACTTCACACGACCGGCCCCCGTCCCCGTCCAGCCGGTCACCCAGATCACCGGCATCACCAACATGGACGCGCTCATGGACAGCGCGAAGTGCAGCTGCAACGCGGGCGACGACAACCCGCACTAACCGGTCGCAACCGGTAACAATCACTCGGGCCCCGACGTATTCCGCGCCGGGGCCCGAGCCGTGCGTGGCAGACGAGTAGCGTTGGCCCCATGCGTTTGCTGTGGGACTGGTTGCACCCCGTGATCCAGGTGCCGTACGTGCCGACGATCGGCCCCGTCCACCCCGACGCCCTGGCCCCGGCCCTGTTCGATGACGTGCAGCGCGTCGCCGGAACCGGCACGTTCCTGCCCTACGACAAGGATCAGCGCTGGACCGAGACGAAGGATGAAACGGTGTTGCCCGAGCACATCGAGCACACCACCGCCCGGACTCTGATCCCCACGCTGCGCACCCGCGGCAGCGGCACCCTCACGGTCTACACCTACGGGCCCGCCGCTGAAGAAGCCGCAAGCCTGGCCGCCAAGCTCACCGCCGGCCATCGCGTCTCCACCGCCCGGGTGGTCACCTTCCACGGCCCCGACGAGACGCCACCGGCCGGGACCACGGTCACCCGAGTCCAGTTGAAGCCATTCACCCACCCCAGGATCGAGGACCAGCCCGGCCCCATCCGCGCGGTGGACGTCCTGCCACAGCCGACACGGGAGACGTTCGCCGCGTTCGCCGACCGGCTGACCAGCGACGGGTTCGCATTCCTCCACAGCCAGATGCAGACCGGCTCCGTCGGCCCTGTCCTGGCTGCCACCGACGGAGCTCGCGTCGTAGGGGCGATCGGCCCCATGGAGACCATGCCCGACTCGGCCGGGGCAACCCGGCTCCTGCCGCAGTACTTCGGCGTTCTGCCCGAGCACCGCGGCCACGGCCACGGCCGCGCCCTGTGGCGCGCCGCTATGGCATGGGGAGCCACGCACGGCGCTGACTACCAGCTCTTGCAGACCGAGATCGGGGGCGCCTCGGACCGGCTGTGCCAGGCCGAAGGCCTTCGCTCACTGGGGTTCGTCAGCGTGGCCAAGCTCTGACCCGCCGCCTGCCTCCCTCCTCCTCAAACCCCCTGCCCCCCGGGCGGGGGTTTCTGCGTTCATCCCCGCCCCGCAGTGACGAGGTGTAACGCCCAGCGCGCTCACTCCGTCCATATGACGTTGAGACGTTGACGCAGGGGGGCCACTGAGGTACCGGAGGACGCACACGTGACGACCGCGGTAGTACGCGACCAACTAGAGCTCGGGCTCTTCGCCAACATCTTCGATGAGCCACTGGACGCGCCCCCGCCGGCCGCCGCCCCGCCGGTCCAGACCGACACCCGCGCGCACGTGTGGATCGTCGCCGCGGAGATCAAGGTTGAGGCCCGGGTGGCGAAGCAAGCCGACTTCCGCGGCTCGTTTACGACCCCCACCGCCACCCGCGTCGATGCGCTGGAGGTGTACTGCCGGGCCTGCCGTCGCCCCTATGAGGACGTCGTCGGCGGGGACTGCGAGGCCCTCATGGACAACCGGCACCTCATCGGCGGCGATCAGGCGGTGCGCGCCAAGCGGAAGGTTCCCGAGCGCCCGAAGAACGCCAAGCTGATCCCGGGCGGCAAGATCCAGCGGCGCGGCATCAGCGCCTACGTCTCCGGCGTCTCCCGCCCTGCCCGATAGGAACCCCCCCACATGCGCGTCTTCCTTGCTGGTCTCGCCTGCGGCGCGATCTCCGGCGGCCTCACCTACCGCGACACAGGCGGGGACGGCCGCGCCGCCGCAGCCGTCGCCGTCATCGTCGCCGTCCTGGCCTGGCTCGGCATCGCGTACGCGGTGATCGACGTGGGCGACTAGCCCGCGACGCAAGCGCGGCGGCCTTCCTACGGTCCGCCGCGTGAATCCTCCAACGCAGCCCCCACCGCTCCCCAGCCATCGGGCACCGCGGCGACGCCTCGCCCGCGACCTGATCGGCCTCTTCCTGGTCGGCGCCGGAACGGTCGGCCTGCTGGGAGCCCTGTCCATGGGATCACCGGCCGTGGCCCTGCTCCTGATCGGGCTCCTCACCGCCACGGCAGGCGGCGCAGTCCTTCAGACCACACCGCCCGTGCCACGCCTGATCCGGCTGGTAGGCGGCTACGGCGCTCTCTCCGCCGGCCTGATGCTGATCACCGCGGTGGCGTACTCCGTGAACCCGTGGTCCCTGCTGTTCGCCGCCCTGCTTGCCGTCGCGGTGTGGGTGTGCGGCGGGGAGGAGTGACATGGCCCGACGCCGCTGGCTTCCCGCGCTGCGCTCACTGGTCACCCCAGGACCGCAGCCGGACGAGTCGAAAACGATCACGTGGACGGGTGGCTACACCTCCACCACCTACGCCGGTACGACCAACGTGTGGGGCACCGAGGGCCGCGCCGACGGCTGGGACCTCGGCCGGGTGGTCACCGAGGGATACGAACGCGTCATCTGGGTCTACAAGGCCATCGACACGATGGGCGAGCACGCCGCCCGTCTTCCGCTGGAGATCGGGCGCGGCCTGACCGAAGACGGCGAGTTCGAGGAAGTCATTGAGGACCATCCGCTTCTGCGGGTCCTGAACGGGCCGCACGCGAACCCGATGGAGTCGGGGGCGCAGCTCCGTAAGCGGCTGTCCGCGCAGATCCTGCTATCCAAGCGGGGCGCGTTCGTTGAGGTGACCCGCAGCAACCGCGGCACCATCACACGTCTCGACCTGCTGCCGCCGGACCGGGTCATCCCCGTGCCCGACGAAAAGGGCGAGTACATCAAGCACTTCGAGTTCACGACCCTGTACGGGCACGTCCGTGAGCTCGATCCGGAGCGGGTGCGCTGGATCAGGAAGCCTCACCCGACCGATCCGTTCTCCGGTGTCACGCCGCTGGAAGCCGCCGGGATCAGCATCGAACTCGACCACCTGTCCCGCCTGTACAACGTGGCGTTCATCCGCAACGACGCACGGCCCGGCGGCATCGTGGCCGTGGACACGGGCTCGCTCACCGATTCGGACATGGACCGACTGGAGGCCCGGTTCCTGCCCGGCTCCCAGTACGCCGGGCACGTCTCCGTCGTCGGCGCAGGCCCTGGCGGCATGAACTACGTGGACCTTGCGACCAAGCCGCGCGAGATGGCCTACGAGCATGCCTCGCAGAACGCGAAGATCGAGATCCTCGGCGCGTTCGGTGTCCCCGAGTCCGTCACCGGTAACGCCTCCGGCCGCACCTTCGACAACGCCGAGCAGGAAGAGTACGGGTTCTGGATTCACACGGAGCTCGGCCACCTTGCGCTGATCAGCGACGCGTTCGCCGGGGACGTCGGCGACCTGGATCTGAAGATCCGCTACAACACCTCGACGGTTCAGGCGCTGGAGCTGCCGCGCCGCAAGCGCCGCGAGGAAGCCCGATCCGAGTTCGACGCCGGGTTGATCTCCATTGACGAGTACCGGCGCCGCGCGGGCATGCCCGCCTACAACAACCCGCACTCCCGCGCCCTGTGGATCAGCCCGCAGAAGGCGCCCGTGCCGCTGCGCCCGGAGGACGCCGCGGCGCTCGGCATCCAAGGCAACGGCGACCCCACACAAGGCGGCGCAGGCGCCATCCCGGGCATGGGCGGACCGAACGCGCCGCTCGACCCCACACAGCAGCAGGCGGACGGATCGGCGGCCGACGTCGTCGCGCAGGCCCGCGCCGAAGGCGGACAGCCCGCCGGCCCCGGCGCACTGCCGGACACGAACGGCCCGGCGGCCGCCGCGGTTTCGCAGGCCCGCACCGGCATCGAGCAGCCCGCCGGCGCCGGGGAAGCCGCGGCCGCGGTCGCCGATGCCCGCACCGCCAACGAGCTGCCGCCCGCCCCGGGCGAGGCCGCAGCCGCCGTGGAGGACGCCCGAGGCCTGCAAACCAAGGCACTGTCCGGCACGGATGATGACGGCCCCTCGTTCGAGGTCACCGACGACGATTTCGACCGCGCGCAAGAGGCGATAGCCCTCGCCCTTGAGGCCCTGTTCGCCCGGCAGGACGGCGTGATCGCCGCCCGGCTGCGTTCCCCCAAGACACGCAAGGGCACCAAGTTCTGGCGTGCGCAGGACCCATCGGACATCCGCGGCGGAGACACCACGCTCGACGTGGCGCGCATCGTCGGCACGGACCGGTGGATGGAGGAGATCACCGGCGCGCTCGCCCGGGTCCTGGCCCGCATCGCCGCCACCGTCTCCCAGCGCACCGCCGACGCGTTCGGCGCCCCCAAGCCGCCGCCGGAGGCCTCGCCGCGCATCACCGCCGCTGTCCTCGACGCCGTGGCAGCCGCCGAGAGCATCGCCCGCGGCTTCCTCGACAGCGTCACCACGCTCCTGGTGCAGGGGCAATTGGCGGCCGACGACATTGACGACCTGGTGGCGCTCGCGCGGACCGCGTTCGGCGACATGGCAGCCAAGGCCATAGCGAGCGCCGCCGAGACCGCGGCCGTCGCCACCGTCAACGGCACCGCGGAGGCCACCGCCGCGGCGATCGGCCCCGGCATCGTCCGCACCTGGGTCACCCGCGGAGACGACCGCGTACGGCCCGCACATGAGGCCGTGGACGGCACCACCCTGCCGGTCACCAGGCCGTTCGACGTGGACGGCTACCCGATGCGGTTCCCCGGCGATCAGCTCGCCCCGCTCCACCTGACCATCAACTGCCGTTGCCGCCTGCGGTACCGCACCGAAGGGCGTGACCTGCCGTGAACACCTACCCCGCCACAGTCCTTCGCGTGGTCGATGGCGACACCCTCGACGTTGACCTCGACCTCGGCTTCACGATCCGCACCCGGCAGCGGCTCCGCCTCAACGGCCTGAACGCCCCCGAGAAGAACGCCCCGGAGGGCAAGGCCGCGAAGGCGTGGGTGGCCGAATGGCTCACCGAGCACGGCCCCGAGCTGGTGGTGGAGACCCACGCCCGGGAGAAGTACGGCCGATGGCTCGCCACGGTCTCGGCCGCCGACGGCGCGTGCCTGAACACGGACCTGATCGACGCGGGCATTGCTGCCCCCTACGACGGGCACGGCGCCCGCCCCCTGCCTGCACCCCCCGAGGAGACCAAGGAGACAACGCCGTGAGCTGGATGATCTGGTCCGCGTGGACTGCCGCATTCGCCCTGTACGAAACGTGGGCGCTGATCAATCGGAAAGACGACGACACCTTGAGCGAGAACGTACGAAGACTGTTCCGTACCCGCACCTCGAAACTCGGCAGAGCCGCATTCACGGTCGGCTGGAGCGGATTCTCCATCTGGTTCCTGCTGCACATCCTCACCGAGACCATGTAGCAGCCTCCGCCGCCCGCGGCCGAAATTCGAGCCCGCGACGTTAACCATCCCCGGTGTGCATGGTCCGCCGCATGCCGATCATGAGCGCCGCAGACCGCATCCTCGCCAGCCTCGAAACCAAGAGGCTGCGTCGCACTTGGAACCCGGATCTGCACCCCCGCGATTCCAAGGGCCGCTTTGTGGAGACGGGCGGTATCGCCCGCATGTGGGGCGGCGGCATGGCCCGCGTGCTGCGCGCTCTCGGCGGCCGCGATGTGCTGGTGGAGAACCTGGCCACGCACGAGCGCTCACGCATCAACGCGGCCCGGCTGACCATGGTCGCCCGCCCGGACGGCTCCGCTCCGACCAAGAGCAAACAGAAGGTCCGCGACGAGGACGAGCGGCGCTTCGGCGACGAGAACCGCGGCAACGGATTCGCCGCGCACGACCCGGCGAAGGACGACAACGGCGAGGACCACGGCGAGAACGACCCGGGCGACAACGGCTTTACCCCCGACGAGCCTCACACGCATGACGACGAGGGCAAGCCGATCGGGCAGGACATCGAGGGCCAGGACCACGGCGCGGGCCCCGACGACCCGAACCAGGACGATGACCCCCTGCTGGTCCCGCAGGGCCGCGTCATGGCCAACCCGAAGGACGAGAACGGCGACCGCGTAGGCAATGCCACGCAGCGCGGCAACGCGCCGCAGCGCTCTTTCCCCGACCTGCTGTCCATAACCGGAGGCGGCGCCGACCACCGTGGCGCGGCCATCCACAACCAGCACGTGATGGGCAACGGTGACGCGCTGCGCGCCGCCGGCCCCAAGGTGAACGACCACAACAGCCAGTTCTGGGACACCAGCCATGCCCGCCGTGCGCTGCGTGACCTCAGCGTCGACTACTTCGGCGACCTCGAAGGCGTCTGGCCTGAGGACTGGAACAACGCCGAAGCGCGCGACCTGTACGAGGAGCTGTTCGGCTGGCTCAGCGGCGACGAGGCACCGTTCGAAGTCGGCGACGACAAGAATGATCATTTCGACCCGACCGAGGTCGACAAGCTGTCGTGGTCCGCGGACGACGCCGAGCACCTCGCGGAGCTCGCCCACAACGACGGCCAGGACGATGTCGCGCGCTACGCGCAGAACCTCGCCGACGCGCTGAACTTCGCCTACGAGCGGTTCGATAGCCACGGCAAGAAGCCGATCCCGGCGCCGAAGAGGAAGCTCGCCAACGATCAGCCGCTTGTCCCGCGCGCGTGGCGCCCCGACGGCACTCGCGAGACCGTCTACAAGACCCCCGGCCAGCAGCCGGGCACCACGGGCTCGCGCAGCAAGTCGGCCGCCGGGAAGGGCCAGCGCCGCTTCAACACCCTCGCTGACGTTCATCAGCATTGGCAGAGCGGCACCCTGGTCCCGGTCACCTCCGACAAGGCCAAGCAGGAGCGGCACCGCAAGGAGACCGCCGCCCTGTTCGACAAGCTGGAGAAGCCGCAGCTCTCCCGCGGCGGCACGTTCGTCGTGGCGAAGATGACCGTGGAGAAGGACGGCAAGCGCAAGTCCGGGTACGCCGTCATCGTCTCCAACAGCGGCGTCCGCCTGGCCATGTCGGACCGCAAGGGCGAGGCCCTCGACTTCGCCAACCGCCTGGAAGCCGCGCAGAGCGACGGCAAGCCCTTCGACTGGGACGCCCCGGACTTCCACAAGCGCCTGGAGTCCACCGAGGGCCAAGCCATGGTGCGCCAGGCCAGCGAGGAGGCGAAGAAGGCCTTCGCGGACAAGG